CAAAGGGAATCGTCACGCCGATGGAGGGGTTCACCCGCCGCCAGACGGCTTCGTCCTCCCAGTCGTCGCCCTCCTCGATGCCGAACACGGCGGGATAGAACGAAGGGTCAATCTTGGAGCCGTCCATCACCGCCTTTGCCTTGCAGTGGATTTCGTAGCAGATGCTGGTTTTGTCCCGCCCCGCCGTGGTGATGAGGAAGTAGAGCGGCTGGCGCCGGGCGTCGCCGGTGTACTTGGTCATGGTGTCGAAGAGCTCCCGGGTCTGCTGGGCGAACAGCTCGTCGAAAATCAGCCCCGACACGTTGAAGCCCTGCTTGGACTTGGTCTCGGAGGACAGCACCCGGTAGAAGCTGTTGGTGTGCGGGAAGATAATCCGCTTGGTGGACGGCACCAACTTGGAAAGAGCCAACAGGTCCGGGCACTGCTCCACCATGGCGCGGGCGGTGTTGAACACGATGCTGGCCTGGTTGATGTCGGCGGCGCAGGAATAGACCTCCGCACCCGCCTCGCCGTCCGCGAACAGCAGATAGAGGGCAATGGCGGCCGCAAGCTCGCTCTTGCCGTTTTTCTTGCCCACCTCCACGTAGGCGGTGCGGAACTGGCGGTACCCGTCCGCGTCCACAATGCCGAAAATATCCCGCACGATCTGTTCCTGCCAGGGCATCAGCCGGAACGGCTTGCCGTACCACTCGCCGGTGGTGTGCTTGAGCATCTGGATAAATGCCACCGCAAAGTCGGCCCGCCTATTGTCATAATGACTGGTGGGCAGCATCAGTTTTGTCGGTGTGTATTTAAAACGGCCCATCGGCGAACCCTCCCTTCATGGCAATAAAAAGAGCCTGTCGGCTCGGATGAAATCTATCTGTACGAGGAACAGCCCCTTGTCGGGGTGTCCTCGTCTGTTTTCGTGGTTAAGGTTTAGTTGTATTTGCTGAGGATTATGGCGTAGACCGCCTTGACCTCGTCGACGGGTTTGATGTCCCAGCCCCTTTCGTAGTTGCAGAGGTCACGGGGTTCGCCGACTTTTCGAATGGTCAATTTTGAGATGCGGCCGCCGTCAATCCCGAATTCGGAACCTTCCTCATAATGCTTGACCCAGTATTGGTACCGAATGTCCGTAGTCAGGTCGGCGATAATGCCTTCGCTCCACATGGTTTTTTCCTCCTTACGGCCTGTGTTCCAGTTTTACGTCCTCGCCCTCGAAGTGGGCGATGTAGCGGGTTTCAAACAGCTCGTCGGGAAGCCGGACGATTATCCGCAACTCGCCGTTTTCAAAGGCGCGGTAGGTTCGCAAAATTTTTGCGCCCTCCGGCAGCTGTTCCTCAACTTGCTTCCATTGGTTTTCATTCATTGTGTTCATCCTCCTGATTAAGGGCTGTGTGCCTTTCGGCATGTACATATATCACTCTGAACACCCGAAATAGCAAGTCATTTCCGCGATATATGCCACACGAGGGTTTCGCCGGAAAGGGGCGGCGAATTATGTGGTTTACACACCGTACGCCAGCCTGCGGACGGTGTCCACGCCGTAGACCACGTTCAGAGAACTGCCGTTGTCCCAGTTGACCAGAAGGCTCCCGGCGTCGTCCACCCCGACCACCGTTCCGCGTGTCCCGGCGGGCGGCGCCTGGGCATCGTCCATCCGCACCAGCTCCACGCGGCATCCATTGGGATACTCTCGGCGAAGCCGCTCGAGCGTTTGTCTGCTTGGAAAATTCATAACGCTCACCTCCGCCTTAACGTACTCTGGATTTGTAGGAGCCGTTGCCCTTCAGGTTTGCCAGAAGGATTTTACGGGCCTGTTTGTACTCCGCCCCGATGAAGCCCAGAGAAAGAAGCCAGCACCGCATGGCATACTTGGGGTTATCCACCTCGTGTTCGCGGGCGGTGACGCGCTTTTTCTCCTTGGCCGCTTCGCAGAGCTTCGTGATCAGGGCGGTGTAGGCGCCGATGGTATCGGCGTCGCCCGTCCGCGAAAACCAGGGAAAGCACAGCTTGCCGCCGTCCTCGTCCGTCTGCCGGATGGGAAGCTCCTCGGCACCCAGTGCCGCCTTCAGGAGCGGGGCTTTGGCATCCACCATTTTGAAAAGGTTGTCGAGCTTTTCGGGCGAAAAGCCGTACATCGGCATTTCAATCGTCAGGGTCTCCGGAACGGACCGTCTTTCCGCGGGCTGTGATTTTTCGCTGTCCGGCGCGTCATAGGCGCTTGCCTCAGCATTGAAGCCGCGCTCGCGCAGGGCGTCCTCAAGCTCGCGGCTGTCGGGGCCGGTGACAAGCCCGGTCTTTCCGATGCGGTATTCCCCGATTTCGTAGTCGAAAGACGGGGCGCCGAGATAATGGACCGGCAGGTTTAGGGCTTCGCTGACGGCGCCAGCCAGCAACTTGCGTTCCTGCCCGGTGATGTTGTAGTCAAGTTTCATGATGTGATCCTCCGTTTTCGTTGATTCCGAAGGGCTTTCCGTCCTTCGGTGACTACATATATCACTCTGAAGCGTGATAATAGCAAGTCCTTTCGGCGCCGTATTATAGACAAAGATGTGTGCGGCGGTTTGTGCGGGTTATGTGCTTTTGCACAGCAAAAAAAGAGCCTGTATCGAGGCTCTTTCAGGTTTTCGGTATGTAGGCCGCCCACAGGGGAAAGTCCCTGCCGTCGGACATGACTAGCACGCCGTCCGGGCGGTTTTTCCGTTTCGCGAGGATGCAGTGCCAGACGCCGTCGTCATCGACAAAGCACAGCCCGGCGTTTTCCTCAATGAATTGCCGATCCACGCACAGGTCGGTGACGAAGTTTTCATAGTCGATGGAGGAGAGGAGAACCGTTTTTTCAACGACATAGGGCCTTTCGGACGAAGCGAGATGGGGACGCCGCAAATCTTCTATTCGGAAGGGCATTCTGACAAAGTAGGCCGTCCGCCCGCTCACAGGCCGCCCCACCCCAGCAGAAACCGGATGGCATCCCAGAAACCCGATTGATAGTAATAGCGCGCTTCCTCCCCGGACTGCAGGGCGAGGGCGTCCTCCAGCTCCGTCCAAAGCCCGCGCTGTTCCTCCGTCAGCGCGGCGGCCATCCTTTCAACGCACCGGCCGGCGTTGGTAACAGCCGCGGTGACCGCTTCCGGGGAATCCGTCCCGAGATCGCCGAGCCTTCTTGCCAAAAAATCATCCATTGCTTTTCTTAATTTTTCATCCACTTTCCATAACCCACCTTTCCTTAGGTGGGTATATCCATCACTCTAAAATGGTGTGATAGCAAGTCATTCTTCGGCTTTCGGCAAAAATATCCGCACAGGCACGCCGAGCTCCCGGCATTTGTCGATGACGAATTTCGTCCCGCGGCTCCGCCCGTCCCAGAAGGCGAGCACAAGGTCGCTGTGCCGGATAATATCGACGTTGCGCCTGAGCGGCGCGCTCCGCCCGTACCGCTCGTACTCCGGCAGGAATTCCGTCAGACGGATGCCGTTTGCCTGCGCGTACTCCCGCGCGCAGGTATCGACGCCCCGCGCCCCGCCGCTGACGATTTCGTCCGTTCCCGGCGGCAGATACCGGGCAAGATCCCGGACGGTCAGCCCTCTTGACCCGATCACGGCAACTTTCATAAGAAGCCTCCTTGTTAGATATACTTTGAACATGTTTTGCGTTCATATTGAACATTGTACCACAAATAAACCATAAAATAAATGCATAGTATATCTAAAATGGAGGTTTAATATGGCTATTAAGAGCTTGTCAATACGGATCGAGGAAGACATGCTGGATCAGCTTCACGTTGTGGCGGACTATGAGGGGCGCTCCGCCAACAGCCAGATCATCTATCTGATCCGCAAATGCATCGAGGAATACGAGGAAAAGCACGGAAAAATCGAGGTCAGCCGGAAGAAGTGACCTCAGCGATTCCTTCCAGCACGAATCGGACGCACGGCAGAGCCACGCCGTTGCCCCACATTTTGTATTCGGCGGAATCCGTATGCGGATGCCGGAGCCATTTGATAATTTGGTTCCGGCTTTTTGCTTTTTTGGATGTACCCGCGGCAAGCCTGTATGTTTCCCACACATCCGACCAGAAGGCAATTTCATCTTCCGACGGGTTCTCCGTGTCAAGGCCGGAACACCACCAGTCGGGAAAGCCCTGCAGTCTGGCACATTCGGTGGGAGTGAGCCGCCGGACGATGTAATCCTGCCGCCCAACCACAGGCGGGTTCTTATAGTCCTGCGCCTGCAGGCAGGGGGATTTTCCCCGGCAGGACTGCGCAAACTCTCCCATGGTCATGGCGTATGCAACCGCGTGCCGGTCAGTCGTATCAAGGGTGAAGCTGACGTCCTCTTTCACGCCGCCGCCCCGGGGACCGCTATCGTCTCCGCGCCCAATCATGGAACCCTGCACTGCAACCACCGCAACGCCGCCCTGGTTGCAATCCGGACGGGCGCAGTTCAAATCAAGCGTACGGGAAGTCTCGGCTTCGTAAATCCCGCTGTGCGGGTTCGGCGAAAGCATGGCGTTGCTTCCCTGGGAACAGATGCCGAATGCCGTTAGCACCATAGGGACGGAATTGCCGCCCGCCTGACCGCGCAGGGTCGGCGTGACTTTTTCGCTATAGGCGATGCTTCCGGCATCCGCGCCCTGTCCGCCCATAAATGCGGCGGATTTCAGCGCAGTCACTTTGTTGTCGTCCATCACGAGCGGCACGTTCCCGCCGCCTGTTCCCATGCGTTCGGAAAGGGTCTGGACAATGCCGTTTTTACAAAGCTTCACGCGGCTGTCCGCGGGGTGGTTCTCAATTGCAACCGCGGTCCGGTTGTCGCCCATATCGGCGCGGAGCGCGCCGACGGGAGCGCCTTTCCAAACGTGGCCGCCTAACCTTGAGCAGGCGCCGGGTTCGAAGCCGACTGCGCTTCCAGCGCAAGTCTCAGCACCTCCGGCAGCTGCTTGCCGCGGGAAGCCGCCCTGCGGAGGATTCCCTCGCAGGCGCGACTCGTCAAATAATATCTTTCCGGCACGTTCGCCTGTAAAATCGACGACAATGTAACAGCGGCGGCGTCTCTGGGCGACTCCCCAAAATTGAGCGTCAAGCGTTCGCCAGCCGACGGAGAAACCGTCTCCCACGATTTCGCCGGACGTTGACCATTTGCCCTTTTCAGGCAAAGGTACTGACAGGCGGGGGGGCGCCTCCGCACTTTCGTCTTTGATGCGGACAAGTTCATTCAAAACCTCCTGAAAATCAAGCCCTCCGTTTGAGGAATATATACCCGGCACGTTTTCCAGCACGGCAAACTTCGGGTATTCGTTGCCTGTGGCGGCGAGCATTTCCTTAATGATTCGTATCACCTGAAAGAACAGTCCCGACCGCTCGCCGTGAAGTCCGGCGCGCTTGCCCGCGACTGAAAGGTCTTGGCAGCAAAAACCGCCCGTGACGATATCCACGGGCTGCACTTTGGAACCGTCTATCTTGTTGATATCGCCCAAGTGTTTCATCCGCGGCAGGCGTTTGGTGGTTACCCGTATCGGGAACGGCTCGATTTCGGAAGCCCAGAGCGGTTCGATTCCCGTTAAAACGGCCCCGAGCGGAAAACCGCCGGAGCCGTCGAAAAGCGAACCGAGCGTAAGCATTTTATCCACGTCCCGCCACCTCCTTGACGAGGTCGGCATAGGCAAACGTCTTTCCGCCGCGCTCGCAGGTGATGTCTTCATCGTTTCCTTTGAACTCGGCATACCGGCGCAGGATGACCGATGCGTATTTTTCGTCCAGCTCCAGCATGAAGCAGATGCGGTCTGTCTGCTCGCAGGCGATGAGCGTGGAGCCGGAGCCGCCGAAGGTGTCCAGCACGATTCCGTTTGCCTGGCTCGAATTGCGTATCGGGTAGGCCAGCAGGTCGAGGGGCTTGCTGGTCGGGTGGTCGCTGTTCTTCTTTGGCTTGGCGAAATTCCAGACCGTGGCTTCCGAGCGCCCCGCGTACCATTTGTGGGTGCCGGTTTTGAGCCAGCCGTAGAGGATGGGCTCGTGCTGCCACTGGTAGGGCGAACGCCCCATCACAAAGCTGTCCTTCACCCAGATACAGGTGCCGGAGAGGTGAAAGCCCGCTTCCCGGAACGCTCGGCGGAAATTCTCGCCCTCGGTGTCGGCGTGAAAGATATACGCGGAGCCACCGCTTTCCAGGCTGTCCGCAAGGTTGCGGAAGGCCGAAAGCAGAAAGCCGTAAAACTGCTCGGATTTCTGGCTGTCGTTCTTGATTTTCAGGCCGCTCGAGCCTTTGAAGTCCACGTTGTACGGCGGGTCGGTCAGGACGAGGTTCGCCTTGCGTCCGTCCATTAATTGTTTTACAGTTTCACTGTTTGTGGCATCTCCGCAGATTAAACGGTGGCGTCCAAGCGTCCACACATCGCCGGGCAAAACAAAAGCCGCCTCTTCCAAAGCGGCTGTTAAATCGAAGTCATCGTCCCGTACCCTGTTGCCGTCATCGGCAAAGAGCTTTTCGATTTCCTTCGGGTCGAATCCCGTGAGCTCCAGATCGAAGCCGAGGTCTTTCAGTTCCCCGAATTCCAGGGCCAGCAGTTCTTCGTCCCATCCGGCGTTCAGCGCCAGCCGGTTGTCCGCAAGAATATAGGCGCGCTTCTGCGCTTCGGTCAGATGTTCCGCAAACACGCAGGGAATCTCGGTCAGCTCTTCTTCGCGGGCGGCCAGCACACGTCCGTGCCCGGCGATGATGTTGTAGTCCTTATCCACAATCACGGGGTTGACAAAGCCGAATTCCCGCAGGGAGGCACGGAGTTGCAGAATCTGCTCCTTGGCGTGCGTCCGGGCGTTGCGGGCGTAGGGCACCAACTTGTCGATATTGACCTTTTCAAACCGTTCGGTTGATTGCATCACTTAAAACCCCCTGTTTTTGAGCATTTCGAGGAATTCGTTCTTTCCCTCGTATTTCGTTTCGCAGTTCTGCGAGACGATCAGCCAAATCTGGTTGTAGACCGCCATCATGGCCTTCTGGTAATCCAGCGCCATGTTGACGTAAGGCGACCGCTTGCCGGACGCGATGCGCCCCAGCCTGCGGTTCATGTATTCGCATTCTAGATAGGCCCTGCGCAGAAACGCAAAGTCCTCGATGAGGTTGGGCGCGATTAGTTCCCCGCACCCGGACCCGTCGATCCAATCGGCGAGCATTTTGTAAATTTCGCTGGCTGGCGGCAGAACGTCGCCACCTTCCTTGGCGGTCATGTCCAGATAGGTGGGCAGGCGGTGCGCGCCCTTTGATTTCTTTGATTTTTCAGCGTTTGATTTTTCCGGGGTCTCGCCCTGAAATTTCAAAACAGTCAGCTCCCGCTTGCCTGGGTTGCCCTCCAGGAGCTTGTCGGCAAGCGGTTTTTTGGGGCGGCCCGCACCGGGCCTTGCTCCTCCTCTCGGCACGGACCTCACCTCCATTATGCATCTTTGAAAAAGTTTTTGAATTTGCGAAAATTCATACGAAAGGCCGGACGCGCTGTCCAGCTTGAAAGCCGTAGAGATTCAGACCGCCCCTCCCGATTTCAAAAAATCTAAAAATAATCGCCCCGCTCCGCGTGAATCTTCGAATGGCATTCCTGACACAGCGCCTGCAGATTCGACCAGTCGTTTGTTCCGCCGTCGGTCAGCCTGCGCTTGTGATGAACCAGAACGGCGGGGGTCAGCCTGCCTTCCTCCCGGCACCGTTCGCACAGCGGATGCGCCGCAAGAAAGGCCGCGCGTATCTTCGCCCATGACCTGCCGTAGCGCTTGTTGGACTCCGGGTCGCGGCCGTAACGGTTGTACCGCTTCGCTTCCAGCTTGGCGTGCTCTTCGCAGTAGCGCCCGGCAGTCAGTCTGGGACAGCCTGGGTAGGCGCAGGGTTTCTTTGGTTTGTACGGCATGGCCTGCCATCTCCTCAAACATAGTAAAAGGACGCGCCCGATTGCGGGTGCGCCCTTCATTTTTTCGCTATTATAGTTATATCACAGGGAAAGGGTGGCTTTCTATGGCCTTAGGTGGCGAATTCCGCTCACGGGTATCGGCCGTTTGGGTTTATCGGAATAATATCTCTAAATATCTTGTTTTTCAGTTGATATTGTTCCGAAAATGTGGTATACTATAACAAAAGACCGGGAGGTGAAACGATGCAATATATAACCGTAAAACAGGCGTCACAGCGGTGGGGCATATCCGACCGGCGGGTCCGTTTGCTTTGCGCCGAGGGGCGGATAGAGGGAGTCGTCAGAAAAGGGCGTTCCTACCTCATTCCGGCGGACACGTTAAAACCGATTGACGGGCGCAGCCTGCGCGGCAAGGAGATTCCGGAACAATACGCCGCACTCTTTACGTCTATCGACGAGATGATGGCGGAGCTTGACCGCCGGCGTCCGCTGACCGCGGGGGAACTGAAACGCCTGCAGGATGAATTCCTCGTGGAATTCACCTACAACTCTAACGCCATCGAGGGCAACACGCTCACGCTGCAGGAAACCGCGCTGGCGCTGGAGGGCGTGACCATAGATAAAAAGCCGCTCAAAGACCATTTGGAAGCGGTCGGGCATCGCGACGCTTTCCTTTACGTTGTTTCGCTTGTCAGCGAAAAAATCCCGATTTCGGAACGAATTATTCGCGAAATCCACTCCCTCGTTTTGATGGATCGGCCGGAGGATAAGGGCGTGTACCGGAGAATCCCGGTAAAAATTATGGGCGCGTACCACGAACCGCCGCAGCCTTACCTGGTCCCGGTTCAGATGGAACGGCTGGTTGCGGATTTGTCCAAAGACAACCGACACACCATAGAAACGGCGGCGCTGTTCCACCTGAACTTTGAGGGCATCCACCCGTTCATCGACGGCAACGGCCGCACCGGGCGGCTGATTTTGAACCTGATGCTGATGCAGGCGGGTTATCCGCCCATTGACGTGAAGTTTGCGGACAGGAGAAAATACTACACCTGCTTTGACAGCTATTATCGGGACAACGATGCATCCCCGATGGTGAACATGGTGGGAGAGTATGTAAAGGAAAGGCTTTCCCAATATTTGAACCTATTGCAGGACTAAAAACAGCCTCGCGGAGAGAAAAACCGCGAGGCTGTTTTCTATGGTTCGGCGCGGCGGATCGCGTCCACCTCGTTCAAAGCCTTGTTATGCAGCCGATGCAACCAGCGGATATCGAGATGCAGTGCCACGGAAATTTCCTCCCAGGTGTTGAAGCACAAGTACCGCAGTTCCAGAAGCGTTTGGAGTTCGGGGCTTTCCACGCATTTGATAATGGTTACCACTTCGTGCTTGAGGTCGATGAGGCGCTGGAGGTCGGCGTTGATTTCATCCTCCAAGTCCAGCATCTTCACGATAACATCCTCCATCCGGTGGACGTTGCGGTTGTTTTTGTCCGGCGGCACCTCCGACAGGGCGGCGCCTGCTTTCTCCGCAAGGATCCGCAGGGAGCGGATCTGCTCCAGCTTCGAATTGATGCGCTGGTCGATGCGGTAGGCTTGGGAAAGGTACTCCTTCGCCGAAAGGGGGCGTGTATCCATAGGGATTCCTCCTCGGGTTTTGTTTCCCTCGGATTGACTCCGCAGATTTTCACAGATTGGCTTTAACGGCTTCGATCAGCGCGCTCTGGGCCGCGTCCTTCCGGGACAACGCCTGCAGGATGCGCTCGTCAATCGTGCCTTTTGTGATGATGTGTTGGATGACCACCGTTTCCGATTGCTGTCCCTGCCGCCAGAGACGGGCATTGGTCTGCTGGTAGAGTTCCAGGCTCCATGTCAGCCCAAACCAGATAAGCGTCGAACCGCCGCTCTGCAGGTTCAGCCCGTGGCCGGCCGAAGCGGGATGAATCAGCGCCACCGGAAGCTTGCCCTGATTCCAACGGGTGATAGACTCTGATGTATCCAACTTAGAAAACGGAATATGACGTGCTTTCAGTCTTGCGCCGATTCGTTCCAAATCATGCTTAAACCAGTATGCCACCAGAACGGGCTTGCCGTTTGCCGCTTCGATCAGATCCTCCAGCGCATCCAGCTTGCGGTCGTGGATGCGGAAGACGCCGCCGCTGTCGTCGTACACCGCGCCATTCGCCATCTGGCACAGCTTATTTGACAGCGCGGCGGCATTGGCGGCGGTTACTTCGCCATTTGCAGTTTGAAGCACAAGGTCGCGCTTCATTTCCTCGTACCGTTTCCGCTCGGACTCCGACATCCGCACCGGGTATTCGCTTGACACCAGTTCCGGCATTTTCAGAAAATCACCAGACCGCATGGAGATGGTGATATCGGAAATCTTTCGGTAGATGGCGTCCTCCGCACCGGGCAGGGGTTTGTAGCTGAAAATGACCTGCCCGTTTCGCTTGTCGGGCTGAAAGTAATCGGCGCGGTACTTCCCAATGAACCGGCCCAGACGCTCTCCCATGTCCAGAAGCCGGAACTCCGCCCACAGATCCATCAGGCCGTTGCCGGTGGGCGTTCCCGTCAGCCCCACGATGCGTTTAACTTTGGGCCGTACCTTCATCAGCGCCCGGAACCGCTTCGACTGGTGGTTTTTAAAGGACGAAAGCTCGTCGATGACCAGCATGTCCCACTGCCACGGAATTCCGCTCTCCTCGACGAGCCACGGGATATTTTCCCGGTTGATGATGTGGATGTCAGCGGGCCTTTGCAGTGCGGCCCGGCGCTGGGACTCCGTCCCGACCGCCGCGGCAAACCGCAGGGCGGACAGGTGCTCCCATTTCTCGATTTCCGCGGGCCAGGTATCCCTTGCCACGCGGAGAGGGGCGATGACCAGAACCCGGCGGACATCAAACCGGTCAAACAGCAGGTCGTTGACCGCCGTTAGTGTAATCACGGTTTTGCTAACCCAGGCCCATATCCAGCAGGACCGCGGCGACGGGGTTGTCCTCGATATAGTCGATGGCGTATCGCTGGTAGCCGTGCGGCATGAACTTCATCCGGCATCACCTCCCGTCAATTTCAGAATGTTTTTGATCTGTGCTTCGTCGTCCAGCACATAGACCGCGAACCCTAAGCGGCGGAGCACTCCATGCCGGGCGGCCTGCAGGGGGCGCGGTTTCTCCCCATGCCGCTTGACCTCCGCAAAGGCGATTCTGCCGCCCGGCAGGAGAATCAGGCGGTCGGGCATTCCGTCAAAACCGGGGCTGACGAATTTGGGGCAGACACCGCCCGCTTTTTTTACCGCCAGGACGAGCCTGCGCTCCAGTATTTTCTCTTTCACATAAGCCTCCTTTTCCGCTTGCCCGGCATGCCGTTTTTTCCTATAAATCCTACGCGCGCGTGTGACACATGCCCGTTGCCCTTATTGCTGTCCTTATCAAATGAAATAGGAGAACTATCGGCACACGGGCAAAAAGCATCGTAAGAACGATGGTTCAATCGGGGCTTGCGACCGTGCCGGTTTTCGGTGCCGAAGCCCTATTCGGCATCGCCCGGCAATGCGTCCGTGCGCAGGAACACCTGCTGGGGGCCGTACATCGGCACATAGCGCTTGCCCGTTTTGCCGGAGGTGCATTTCGTCCAGCCGCCCAAGCGGTTCAGAATGCCCTGGATTTCGTAAGAGTCGGCCTTTTTGATGGACTCCCGAGATTTTCCGAAACACTCGCACCAGATCTCCATCACGCAGACCTGGGTGCGGCGCACCGTGCCTTTTGCCCGGGTAGGGTCGTCCGGCGAACGGAAGTACTCGAGCCTGCGGTAAATGTCCATGGCGTCCCAGTTTTCCGGGAGCAGGGTCTCCAGATAGTCGGCCACCAGGCCTTCCCGGTCGTCGTTTTCCATGGCCTCGCGCTGTTCGGCGAAGGCGGCCGCCGCAAGCTCGCCCGTCAGGTACAGCTCCTCGCCTTCGGCGTATCGAACCAGGGCTTCCGCCCAAATCTGATCGATGTCCGAAAGCTCCCACGGATGCTTCGTCCCGTTTCCGGTGACCCGCACCGGCCAGAAGCGGCGGTTGCCGGTAATGTCCCGCAGAAAGCCGCCGTCCGAATTGGTTGTGCCCACGATGACGCACTGGCGCGGGTGGCTTTCCACCGCCCTGCCGTAGGAGGGCCTGTATTTGTCGTCAGTGCGGGTGATGAAGGACTTCACCGTTTCCACGTCCATTTTCTTGATGCCCGCAAGCTCACCGAGCTCCAGGATCCAGTAGCCCTGCAGTTTTTCCGGGGCGGTTTTGTCCTTCATGTCCGAGATGGAAAGGCTGTCGGAATACCATTTGCCGCCGAGCCGCGCAAAGAGAGTGGACTTCCCGATGCCCTGCCTGCCGTTTAGGACCAGGATGGAGTCATGCTTCGTGCCGGGCCTTTTGATCCGCGCCACCGCCGCCGTTAATGTCTTGCGCGTAACGGCCCGGACATAGGGCGAATCCTCCGCGCCGAGGTAGTCGATGAGCAGGGTATCCACCCGGGGTACCCCATCCCAGGCCGGCAGGCTGTCAAGATATTCCCGGATGGGATGGTAGGCGCGGTCGTCAGCGGCCTTGGTCAGAGCAAGCTCATAGTTGCGGGCGGAAAATATGCCGTAGCGTTTGTCGATATAAGCGACAAGCTGGGCAGTGTCCGCGTCGCGCCACGGCTCGTGCGGGCGTTCCCACGGCAGGCTTTCGCCGTAGATCTGGTTTGCCAGCCGGTTGTAGCGGATGCCGGCGAGGTGTTCGTCCCGGTTCAGGATGAGAAGCAGGTTGCCGAGGGTGTTTTTGAGAACGCCCGACTTCTCCCGCTCCAGCGCGGCCGCCCAGTTTTCGTCCTGCGGGAAATCTTCCTCCGCGGCGGCGATGCGCTCCTCGGCCATCAGAACCCGGACCTTTTCATCCTCCACGGCAAAGCCGCACATGGCCTTGAATCCGGCCTTTTCATCGAGATCCGAGAATTTGTGTATACGCACAAGGTCGAAGGCGTTCAGAAGCTTTCCACAGGCCGGATCGGTGGCGTGGTGGGAGTAGGCCCATTTGCCGTCGTAAAACACGACGCCCGCGGAGCTGTCCGCCGGGATGTAGTCGTAGCGCCCAGCCGTCGGAAAGAAACGTCTT